TTTAGGAACTGAAAGGTTTTCGTGGTCTGGAATATATGACGCAGGTTTTGGCCCTGTCAAGTTCCCCGCTTCTTTCGGATTAATCCCCACAGATTCTCCCATGACAGACTTAAATTGTCCACCAAGAACGGATTTCATAGAGATATTACCGCCATTTCCCCAGATTGCGGAGTCACCAGCCCGTCCTTCTTTGGGTTTTTGGCTCTCAAAGTGTTCGCTGGCGGCTGTAGCCTCTGCATATTGCTTGTCATTGAGTTTGTTCTTGCGCTTGAGGTATCCACTCTGGTGTTCGCCCTCTTTGGTGGACTTGATGTCCGTCATATCAAAGTCTTTAGCCAAACCTTTCAGCGTTTCATCTGTTTTGGCGGTTTTTGCCGACCTTGTACCCACTGGTTTCAAGTGAATGATAGATATGGTGGCTTTGCAGTGCTTCATGGGGCATTCAGCCTCCCATGCTTCAAATACACCGTGTGATTCGCAATAATAGTCTCGCAAGATAGCCATAGTTACCCTCTAAGTGCTTCGTTAAGGTCAATTTCACTGTAATCATGGCGGTTGACCATTCCCACCTTGATTTTTATCCCGTCAGAGGTAACTTTTAGTCCCATACCCGCCATCATCGGGGGTTCTGGAACCTTTCTGTACTCCACATACCGGGTTAAATCTTTGCGCCGCATAACTCTCACGTTCCCTGCTTTCCACTGCGTATAGGCTTTGTTGACCCGCATCTGGATATATTCGGTCAAAGGTTCGCACTGTCGGATGAAAACATCCCTGAAATGCTCCTTGTGTATCCCCGCTAACTCGCAAAACAAGGGGATAGAGATGCCTCTTTCCTTGTCAGCATGGAACTTTTGTATTTGCCGTATCAATTCTTTCTTGGGTAGGATAATCATATTATTTAGCTGCCGTACATCCCTATCTTTTTAAGGTAGTCGCTTACGTTTCTGCCCACAGAGATTTGCTCCGGGGTGTAGTCTTCCTGTGATTTGCTTACTTCACGGGTAATTCTGGCAGAGATAAGGCGGGGCTGGACTTGCTCTGCATAGGCAACACAAGCCAGCGCAGCAGCTATAACTCTGTCATCCTTGGCTCTGCCGGGTGCGCCAATAAACCCGTCCTCACGCACAATGGTCTTCATCTCTTCCAGTAAGTCCATGCTGCGTACACCCATCATAGTACGTTCAAAATAGTCTTTCATGTACGCCAGCATCCGTTCTTTAGTAGAACTGGTAGTCAGGAATCCTATGCTCATGCTTGGGCCACCCAGCGAGTCATTACGCCGCCAGAGGTAGTTGGACATGTTGCCAAGTACGTCCATCAGGTCAGACCCCATCTTGTTGTTCATACTGACAGCCATCCGCTTGAGAGTACGAATCTCATTAATGACTGCTTGTCCGGGGCCGTTGATTTCCAGATTGAGGGTAGAGTTCTTGTAGGCTCCAGCCAAGTGCGCTATCACCCACGCAAACTGGTAAGTGTTCATCTCGCTGGTGGCAAACTCTGCCACTTGGTCTAAACCGTTGGCATAGCACCGGAACACTTGGATACAGAACCTGTCTGCCCAATCACTGCTGCCGTAAGCCGGGTCTGCGCCTATAACGTAGTACGCAGTGTCCAGCGGCTCTTCCCAGACCTTCAAAGTGCCAAGGCGCTCCGTAGACTTGATGACTTCCGTGTCTTGAAAGGATTGACCAAAGACATAACGGTAGTGGTCAGGCAATAGCTTCTTAGATTCCTTGGCAGCTTCCGTGCAGCGGGTGTGGGAGAAGAAGCTGGTTCCCGTCATGACAAAGGCGTAGTCCTCTGTAGGGGGAAACTCTTGGTACATCAGGGTTTCGTCCTTGATTCCTTCTGCTAACTTCCAGCGCCACCATGCCATCTGCCGAGAGTTAATCTCCACGCCATACATCTTCTTGATGTCCTTAGTCCATTCCTTCTCTTCCGGGGTAAGCCGCCCATCCCAATAGACTTTGTAGATGTTGCTGCTTGCGTCCACAGAATAGTATTCATTACGCCACCAGCCGCAGAAGATTGCACGTTGGGTTTTGGCAGACTTGGCAACCTTGTACATGTCGTGGAACATGTTAAAGCCCTGCGCCGTGCTTTCAAACATGTACAGACGCTCCGGGTTCTTCTCAGCCAGAGAAGCTATCAGGGAGGCTAAACCTTCTTCGTTGCCCCAACTGGCTGTCTCTGTACCATGAAGATATGTAATGGCCTTGCCTTGCCCCAGACGAGACTTATTTCCTGCAATCTGGTAGAAGATACGGCTTCTGTTTTTGAGCACCATCTGGTTACGGTTATGTGCAACCAGAGGAATCTTGTACTCTTTTGGTAGTCCATCCATGTACATAGCAAGGGTGCTTCTGAACATGTCTCTGTTCTCTTCTGTATCGGCAACCAGAGTTCCCTGCCAACCCGGATGGGTGAACTGCCAATATAAATCCAGAGCCAGCGAGACAGTGGTAATACCGAGTTGCCTTCCTTTGAGAATAACAAAGAAGTGGACATCATCTGCTAGACCTTTCTGTATTTCCTCCATGACATACTTCTGCGTTCCCAGAAGATTGCCCATTTTCTTTAGGCCTTCTTCTTTGGTTTCAATCTTCAGTTCACTACAGAACTTGTAGAAGTGTTGGAGGTCAAACTTCACGGAACAATCTTTCCATGATAGGGAAGGCGGCAGTCCAGCATGTGTTCAGTGGTGAACTTGCCTTTGACAATATCATCACAGCGGTTGACAAACATCTGCACGTTCCTCTCATAGCGTCCTTGGTACAGATGGTACACACCTTCCTCAAAGTGAGTGCCTATGCCGTACAGACCGTAGGTATGCAGCCGCCACGCCCCTTCCAGCGGCTCTGCTGTCCAGTGGGTAGGGTACAGGGTCTTGTAGCGGATGTCAGACATCTCTGCTGCGTAGCTTACGTTCTCAGCCACATCTGCGTTATCTGTTTCTGAGAAGGTAGGACGCTGCATAGCTTTCCAAGTCTTGCGCCAGATAAAGAAGAAAGCAGGGGAGGCAAAGATATGGGACTTGGGAGGAATGTGATTGCTGGCTTGGGCAATGCCAACAAAAGACTTGTTGTCTGCCGCCCACGCGATAGCATCGTCCACCACTTGCCTGTTGGTAGGCACACAGTCGATGTCTAGAAAGCCAACAACGTCAGAGGCACTGTTGTTCAGAATGTTGTCCATCCACTGACCGTGGGGAGTCTGCTGCAAAGAATAGCCTACTTCCAGCCCTAGATGGCGGCACACATCACTGTGGGACTTGAGCATGTCCACATGGGTGTTAGGCCACGCTAGGGTATTAATCTCTACGTTCATACTTTTGTCCTCTTGGTTAGTTTCTTAAATTGGGGATAGGTCAGCATCTTGAACTCGCCATCCATCTGCATAATGACCTTGGCTCCTTTTGGGACAGGCTCATCTCTTTCGGTGTAGTGGAAAGCAAAGCTGGTGGGGTAGTTGACGGTAGCTTTCTTGCTTCTAGCAATAGGGACTTTGTGAGACTGTACTGTTGCCCAGAACACCCGGTCATCAACAATGGCTAGTCTCTTGTCCTTCAGACCCCATGCACGGAACAGGTGAAAGGCATCACGCCTGACAAGGTAGCAGTTAGTGTCGTTGAAGTGTTTGCCATCTGACTCTGTGTCCACACCCATATAACTGCCGTTTATACGCCACAGCTTGCGGGGACAGGTGACCACAGGAACATCCTTCTCTTGCATGACCTTCACCATCCGCGCCACATGGTCTTTGTCCAACCAGCAGTCAGCGTCCAGCAACAGGATGGCATCTGCTCCTTGGGCATCTGCTATAGCGCAGCCCACCAGCCGAGGGGTATCCCCGTAGTCACCACAGTGAGGAAGTTTCACATGAAACATCATGTCCTCAAACTCAGGAATGAAGAACCCGTCAGCAATCATGTAATGCCGAACATTGTCGTAAGTCTGTTTTAGAACACTGGCTCTGTTCTTTGTCAGTACGTCCAACGACTCCTTGTAGTAAGGAGTAACCACTGCAACTTTCATATATCCACCAATAACTCTTCTGTTGCCACTACCCGCATGTACTTCTTGAGCCGCACATCCGACTCCCTGCCGTACACCTTCTCTAGCTTCTTTAGCTGCTTGTCCAAGAACACCCTAGCTTGCACAGGCCCAAACGTCTTCTTGGCAGCAAAGTAGCTTGCCACCAACATCCTAGCCTCTGCCATTTCCAGTATTACTCTGTCGCTCATCACTCACCCGGAAATTCCCAATAAGCCAGCAACACACAAATAGCCACCCGTTCTTTTTCGTCAATGCCATGCTTGGTTAAAAAAGCCAACATGTCTTCCAGCCTAGCTATCACTAGCTGGTCAACAAGTTCAACAGATGTAATTTTGTCTGTTACGTTAAGTTTTACTTTCATGCTTGCCTCCATACACGGATAGATTCACCTTCTGTCCTAGCTATGAACACCCGTCCTAGCCGCTTGCCAGCCCGGTAGTTAGCGTTAAGCACCTTTGCCCTAGCCTCTACCGGCACAACAAAGGAGTCCCCTACATCCATCTCTTCATAAGGGTAGGCGTACACCACCCTAGCAGGGGGAATTGCATAACCGCTCTCTCTCTTTATCTCTTGCATATCACCATCTCCATGTCTACCAATAACTAGATACTAGCACAAACAACAGTAAGCCAGAAACCTATTTTTTTTTGGGGGGGACGGGATGTGGAGGTCACACCACACAGGGGCTAGAACCCAACTCAGTGGGTCAAGGGAGCGAGGGCTAGGGATGGATAGAGCACAACCAACCCAACCCATAGCCATAGCAGCGTAGGGAGGGAGGGAGACTATCTAGTTAGAGGGAGAGCGAGGAAAGGCATCTAGTCTCCAACCCCATGTAGAAATCAGACTGACAACCTACAGACTAAACACTTAGTCTTAACTAAAGTCTTACAGACTAGATTGTAACCTAGGTAATTAGCTAGTACTACGGGAGGTTTTCAGAGCAAAAACGTGCTACCAGGTAAACTTACAAACCTTACAAACCTTACAAAAACATGCTAAAAAGCACTGTATATAAAACCATTAGGGAAATGGAGGGGTCTTATAAATCAATGACTTACAGACTCTGGCACGATTCTTCCATGCTATATAGGTAAGAGGGTTAGTTTTTTGACTCTCTTTTAACCTTAAAGGAAGTTCCAAATGAAAGCATACAAACACCTAGTCAAGCACTCACTAGCTACAGGCCACGTTGTCTCTGTGTGGGATGGCGAAGAGTATCAAGTGAAGCGCTCTACCTCTTACAGGGCTATTGTGGCAGCTATAGAGAGCGTAGAAGAGGCGCAAATCAATATTAGGGATACAGAGGGCAAAGAGGTGGGATGGGCCTTAATTATCCCTTTTGGCCTCGAAGATGATGAGACAGTGGCAGACAATACCTTAACTCCCTTCATGGAGGCATGGGACGCTACTTACTACGCTTTCAACTGATACAAGGGCAGTCTATGCCCTTAGATGAGGGCATAGGCGGCGATTGTGCCGGTTTTAAAAGGTAGTACCACATGAAACAACCCCTAGGATATATCGCATACGAAGGGCCAAGCGCTATAGACGGCGCACCTATCGTAGTAATCATAAATAAGCTTAACGGTAGCGACAATGCAAAGACCGGCGCTATTGTGCAAAGCTTTATCATTCGCAGTGACGTTAACCCGGTAGCTGCGCTAAAGACCGGCGCAGACTACAGCATATGCGGTACATGTGAACATAGGCCAATTACCGCTAAAGAGACCGGGAAACCTCCGTGCTATGTAAACGTAGGGCGCAGCGTATTAGCGGTATACAACGCATACAAGCGCGGTAGGTACGCTAAAGCTAGCTTGGAGACAATAGCGTTAGCCCTAGCCGGTAAAGCTTTGCGAATTGGCACATATGGAGACCCGGCAGCTGCGCCGGTTAGCATGTGGCAAAGGGTTAGCCGGTACGTTACCGCTAGGGCCGGGTATAGCCACCAATGGAAAGAGACCGGCTTTAATCACGAAGCATGGGCGCCTTTGGTAATGGCTAGCGCAGACAGCATCGATGATGCAGCGTTAGCTAACCTGTACGGTATGCGGTCTTTCCGGGTATCGGTAGGCATCGATAAACAACCCGGTGAGGTTACATGTCCGGCTAGCGCAGAAGGTGGAAAGAAAGCTACTTGCGCCGATTGCATGTTATGTGGTGGCACTACTAAACAAGCGCGAGATGTAGTGATTGCAGACCATGCGGTAGGACATGATAAACGCCGGGTAATCATGCTAGCCACTGCATAGGGTTTTCATGTAAACCCTTAGAAATAGGGGTTTACCGGGCTAACCCTAGCCATTCTTTTAACCTATAGAGAAAGTTTCCTATGCTTAAAATTGTATTCAATCGTCTTTTAAATGGCTATTTCATTGTTAGAGGGCCACATCAAACCCCTATCGGTGGACGTTTTGCCACTCACCTGGACAAAGCATTAGAAGAGGAGACAGTATGACCACTACATTTGAACCACTAGACGCAACAACGGCAGCACAGATATTCGGGTCAGGTTATCGGGATGGAACATGCGGGACTACCAAACGGAATTTGACCGATAAATTTGGAGAAGAGGCCCAAGAAGAGTATTTGATGGGCTACGAACAAGGGCAACAAGACGCACAAAGGAGTGAAGCATGAACCACACGCACCGCAAATTCCCACGCACCTTGGCAGAGGCGTTTCCAAGGACTCCGAACCCTGATTTTGAGGAGGAGGGACTAGATGGTTATAAAGTCCTAGAGATAGCCCTTATCGGCTTCCTAGTGGCCCTTCCTGTCCTTCTGTGGGTGATATGAATGAGTTGGCTCTTTTCGCGGGTGCAGGTGGAGGCATTCTTGGGGGCAAACTCCTTGGATGGCGAACTGTCTGCGCCGTTGAGTGGGAACCCTATCCCGCAAGCGTATTGTGCGCCCGACAAAATGACGGACTTCTCCCGCCTTTCCCGATATGGGATGACGTACAAACCTTTGACGGAAAACCTTGGGCGGGAATTGTTGACGTTGTATCGGGAGGGTTTCCCTGTCAGGACATCTCAATTGCAGGAAAGGGAGACGGCCTGGACGGAGAGCGCAGCGGGATGTGGCGAGAGATGGCGCGCATCATTTGCGAAGTACAACCCCTCTACGCATTCATTGAGAACTCCCCAATGCTCACTTTTCGAGGACTCGACAGAGTCTTGTGTGACCTTGCCCTCATGGGGTTTGATGCGAGATGGGGAGTGTTGGGAGCAGTTGACGTTGGAGCGCCTCACCAAAGGGACAGGATATGGATTGTCGCAAGAAATGTGGCCCACATTCGCGACCAAGGGCTACGCACATGCGGCAGAGGGGATGGTGGGGAACCTGTTGGACAAGATAGACAGGGGAGTTATCTCCAAGGAGGCAGAGCAAATGTTAAGTCTGCCCCATTTGGAGAACCACAGGACAACCAAACGCAAGTGGGGAACCCCCAAGGTGCAGGACTCTCGCCACGCCCTACGCGACAGAGGCAAGGGCAATCTTGGGGAGCAAGTATCGGGAATGCACAATGGTGGGAAACTGAACCCCCTGTGGACAGAGTGGCTCATGGGATGGTGGATAGGGTGGACAGACTTAAAGCCATTGGAAATGGACAAGTCCCCCTCTGTGCAGCAACCGCCTGGAACGTGTTGACCAAGAATTTGTGATAAAAACAGGGTTGAGAAGGTGGATGTGCCAAGGGTTAGCGCCTTGGGAAGTTCCTTATAAACGAAGTCCGTAATCAGTAACACTGCTTTATGTGGACATCCATCCTTTTCTATGTATAATCCAAAGCGTTGCCGTAGGAAGCGACAGTTGAAGCCGTTTACTCATGCCTCTTCCCCATATCGTGGGGTTCCTACAGGGGGCAGTAGTAAACGGCTTTTTTATTGCCCCTACGCGCAACCGCCCATGTGTCGGGGTCAACACGACAGGCATGGGGGACAAGTGACTACTGTGGGAAAGCGTGAGAGAGTCACAGGGGCGGCGAAGATAGAACCCCTACGCGAACGTCTGTCGGGTATGTGCGGCTCCGTCCAGCATTGAAGGCCTTTCCCTTTCAGTAGGGAGGGCTAGGTTTTGCTCACCATCCAGCAGAGGGTTTAGAGTAGGTAGAAAGCTATAGTAGGTAAGGGATTAGAGTAGGTAGTAATCTTTTTTTTTAGAGGGTAAGACTATGGATGAGTTCAAGACTTTCAGAGGGCTATTAGCCTTTCTCTTTTTTTTAACAGGGCTAGTCTTATTGCTGGCTGCATGGTGGACAACATGACTGGTTATGTAAGTAAGAGAGCAGCAGCGCGGGACAAGCTGGCGCAGGAGCCGGTGGCGCATCTTTGTAAGCCTGACAAACACGGCTTATTTGATTTCCCTACGCCTGATAAGGCTTGTGAAGACTGTTTCCCTGTCTACACCACCCCACCACAGAGCCCTTGGATTGGGCTAACAGATGAAGAAGTAGACCAATTCCACGACTGGAAAGAACGCACGTGGTCAACCAATGAATTAGTCCGTCACATTGAATCCGTATTGAGGAGCAAGAACACATGAAAGTACAGGAAATCATTGACTACGCATACCCCTGCATGATGGCAGAGAAGCACTTACAGGCTGCCCATCAAGCTATGCTGCTGAAGCAGTATGACGCTGCCCTAGACCACACCGCAGAGGCTATAGCCTATGCTGACTTGATGACAGATGCCATACGCGCTATGCGTAAACAGGCAGGGCATTAACCCTGTCTCTTTTTTTCCACAACTTTACAAACTATTTTACAGAAAGGGCTTTACTGCACATAACTTTGTAGGCTTATAATCGTACCCGTGGGAAGTTCCCCACTAACTAATGAAAGTTTCAAATGACCAAATACTGTGTAAATTGCAAGCACTTCTCCCCTAAAGAAGGGGACGAACATCACCAATACGCCCGCTGCTCTGTCGGCTGGGGCAACGACTCCATTTCCCCCGTCACTGGTTTACCTAAATACGTAGACCACTTTTTGCTGCCTTACTGCGAAGTGATGCGGATGAGTGCTGCTAAAGACAAGTGCGGAGAAGATGCCCAATTCTATGAGGAGGCTACCAATGTCTGACTTTTCCCCCGAAACCCGTAACTCAGCATGGTGGTCAGGCGATAGCCGTCTGGCTGCCCAAGGCAAAGCAAACGTAGCTATCTTGACCAAGCAAGGAAAGATGGAGCGTGAAGACCTTTCACAAGTGGAAGCTGTCCAAATGGGTCACATCATGGAGCCTGTCATTGGAAGGCTGGCTCAATCCAAGTTAAAGGTTGAGTTGAACAAGATAGAGGATGCCTTAACCCATCCTAAAGAAAGCTGGCTGCGCTCCCACTTTGACTTTGCAGGAACTGAAAATGGTAAAACAATACTTGTTGAGGCTAAGAACTACAGCGCGGCTACACGTTCTAAGTTTGATGCAGACACTGGACTTATGCCAGTTGCGGATATGGCTCAACTTGTGCATGAAGCCACAGTATTCGGCTGTGAGACTGTGTACCTTGCCGTACTATTTGGTGGTCAGGAGTTTGTACTTATTCGTCAGGATATTGGCGAGGCTATGAAAGAGTCCCACATAAAAGAGATGGCAGTCTTGTGGGCTCATGTTGTAGGCGGTACTGCTCTCCCCCCTGAGTCTGTTGACCAAGCCAAGGCTCTTTACCCTGTCTCCTCAGAAGCTACCAAATTGGCCTCTGCAAGCGTAGAGCAAGCCGTACTCATGCTGGCAGCTATAAAGCGTGAGATTAAGGCCTTAGAAGACCGCGAAGACCAGTACCAAACGCTAGTGCAGGGTTACATGGAAGACAAGGCAACCCTTGCTTCTATAGATGGCAACGTCCTAGCTACTTGGAAGTCTGCCAAGTCATCTATGAAGTTTGACTCCAAGTTGTTTGAAAGTGCCATGCCTGACATTTACCGCCAGTTTGTGCGGGAGATGCCCGGTAGCCGCCGTTTCCTGATTAAGTGAGGTTCACTATGTTTATATTTTCTAATGAGAAGAATCGGCTGTATGAAGAGTTAGACACACTGCGAGGCAGAGTTGCTGCTCTGGAGGCCAAAGTTAAATACATACAAGATATGTCGTGGGAGCAAGAAGTTAATCATCCTTACGGCATTAAGAAGGATGGCGCACCAAAAGCAAAGCCGGGAAGGAAGCCAAGCAAATGAAAGACAAAGCCTATCCTTTTTCCCACAAGCATCCTACTACTGGACTTACTAACAGCAGCGAGGGCATGGACTTGCGAGACATGTTTGCCGTAGCTGCACTGCAAGTAGTACATGCAACCAGTGGAGGTTTCTATCGTCAGAAGGCAGAAGATGCCTATCGCCTAGCAGATGAAATGTTAAGAGTAAGGAGCAAAGTAAATGAGTAATATCATCCCCTACCAAGATATGCAGCAGATGGCAGAAGTAGCTGCCAGTAGCAAGATGTTTGGGTTCAAGAGTACGCAAGAGGCGCTGGCAATCATGTTGCTGTGCCAAGGAGAAGGACTGCACCCTGCTATCGCTATGCGTGACTACCACGTTATCCAAGGCCGTCCAGCACTGAAAGCAGATGCCATGCTTGCTAGGTTCCAGCAAGCTGGTGGTTCGGTCAAGTGGGATGTCTACACTGACCAAGAGGTGACAGGAACGTTCTCACATCCTTCTGGTGGCAGCTTGGCTGTAACGTGGAATCTTGCACATGCCAAACAGATAGGGTTAACTAATAAGGATAACTGGAAGAACTATTCCCGTGCCATGCTCCGTGCGCGGTGTATATCAGAAGGTATCCGTTCGGTCTATCCCGGCTGCGTGGTAGGTGTCTACACACCAGAAGAGGTGCAAGACTTCCAGCCAGCCTCTGTTACCAAAGACATGGGAATGGTAGAGGAAGTGATAGCAGAACCAGACAGGGCTTACGAACTGTTTGTACCCGGCAATGATGAGGCTTACAACCGCTTCCACACTGTAGAGGAATGGCTGGAGGCTTACGTCACTATGGTGGCCCGTATCACTAAGTCTGCAAAGATGGATGAGGAACTGAAAGCAGAGAAGATTGATGGCCTCAAGGCTTGCAACATGAACATGCTGGACTCTCTGGACAACATGCTCAAGGTCAAGATGAAGGGAATGTTAGTCACTGCTGGAGTGTCTGTTAGCCCAAAGCCGGGTACGCCCCCTCTAAGTCCCGGAGTGGTACACAGCGTGACAATATCCTAAGACACTTGGAAGCTGGCAAGGCAATCTCTCCTATGGAAGCACTGAATTTATACGGGAGTTTTCGCCTTGCTGCTCACATAGAAGTGTTGCGGAAAGAGGGATACAACATCTTTACTCACATGGTTAAGGCCAATGGTAGAGAGTACGCAAGTTATACGTTAACGAAAGGAAGAGTATGAGCAATCAACATCGTGAGATGCCGGGGTCAGGAGTGGCCTACTGGGAAGAGGAAAAGAAATCAGACAAAGGGC